CATTAAAATCCATTCCTATAACTCTATGTGGTTTTGCAGAATATCCTAAAGACGATAATGTAACATTAACTATATCTCCTATTGCTAAATCATAAGCATCAAATCCTACTGTTAATTGTAATCCTTTTGAATCTCTTGATCTTCTACAAATTACTTCTGCTATTTCTAGTGCTTGATAAGGACTTGTTATTGTAGAAAAATCAAATCTTCCCTCTAATAAAAAACCACCATCAGCAGTTTTCATTGTTGCGTGTTGATCTGCTGACGTATAAGCACTATCATCTACTTCAGGAAATTGAACTTCATCTACTTGATAATTACGATCTGGATTGACAAATGAAACAATCACTCTATTATATTTAGAATTTTTATCTTCGCTTTGTAATGAATAACCACCTATAATATCATCTTCGGTTAATGTAATAGAAGCTGAACCAGTTGTTTCAATAACTAATTTATATTTACCACCAGCAAAAGGTAAATAACCACGACAACCATTTAACAGTTCTCTAACATTTTCTATAATTTTTTTTGATGTATCTATAACAGCATTACAATCTAAAATATCAATAGCAGTTGCTGATCCATAAGGAGTAACATCAGTATCACAAACTCCTGAAGCTGTATAAAAACTTGGAATATCAATATCCCCAATCGCTAAACCTTTTCCATATCTAGCATTTGTTAAATAATCTAATAAACACCAAGCTGGATTATCAGAGTGTGCTGCTGTTTGTGCTACTGAACTAGAATTATAAGCTACTACTTTACGACCTTGAACGATTGCTTGAACTCTTGGAATACCTTGAAAGGCATCTTGATTCCAAGTAAATCTTAAAGCTAAATAGCAAAGACCAGATAATTTGTGTGCCGATCCCCAAGAAGATAATGTTGATAATAATGTTGATGCACCTTGTCCATCAGTTCCATAATGAGGTTCAACTGTAATTAAACTTGCACTATCTTTATAAAAATTACTATCTCCACTTCCAACTGTTCTTTGTGTGTTGTCAGCTAAATCACCAGACCAAGTAACTGTTTTATCGTCTATTTTAATTGAAGTAATATCGTTAATTTCACCTTCTCCTAAAACAATAGCCATATATAAATAAGTGTTATCTGTTCCACTTGTTTCCATAAACACTCTAGTTCCACCTACTAATCGTGTTCCATAAATAACAGGAATATTTGCGTCATTAGATTGTTTGTTAAGAAGAATACCTTTTTCATAAGTATCAAATTCACTATCACCAAAATCTGGTACTTGTGGTTTTGGCATTAGCCAAGATAAAGCTTTAGTTATAATCTTTATAGGTGCTGAAAAGATTTTAGTTATTGATTTAAAAACACTTCCAAATCCCATTATGATCTACCCCACTTAATATCTTGAACTGTTTGACTAGAAAAATTCATACCTACATCTGCACTAAAGAATCTTTGTTGAGATATGTTATTTGTTTTTCTTCCATTTTCTTTTTCAAAATCTGCCCAATGTGAAACAACTCTTAATGTTACACTACTTTCTTCACCAGATTCAGATATTCCAAATGTATCAATCGTTCCTTTATACAAAAGAAATGGATCAGCAATTAAAGCATTACTATCATTTAATAAACCACGATAAATCGTAACACTATCATTAACTACATTTTCATTTAAGCACGTTGAAATAAAAGTTTGATCTGCACCAGATAAAGTTAAGTCTAGGGATTGTTTGGCAATATCGGTTTCTTCTGAAAAATTAGAGATACCCATTATAAAGCTAGAAGCTGAATAAGTAACTGACCCACCTGATATAGATGATGTTAAAGGGAAGGAGCAATCTGTAATATTAACAGGAGTAGCAAAGCCGATAGTGATAAGATGAACTGGTCGTATATCATTTGTTGCTAGTTCCGTCTTTAGTGCTGTTGTTAAGCTTCTCGTCATATTTCTCGTAAGTTGTTCTAATTAGTTTTTCATTTCCTTTTATCACATTAAATTTACATTTGCTATTTGGCTTTTTATGTTCCTTTAAATCATTTAAGTTAATATCAATTTCGCTTTCATCTACAATAACTTCTGCTGTGGCATCTACATTGAGATAATGCCTGATTAAATATTTCATTATAAAGCTTCTTCAACATCAAATTGGTACTCGTAATAAAGGTTTCCATCTTTATCAGCACCATTCACTCCAAATTCTTGAACATCATTTGTTAAATAAACTGTAAAAGGAACATTATCATAAGTAACAGCACTATCATCAGCTAAAGCAGTAATTAAAGGTGGTTCGATTGTAACTGTTGCTGCATTAGAAGAAGAAGTTACATCAGACACAACCATATAAACTTTAGTATGTGATGCAAACTTTAAAAAATCTCCAGCTTTAAATCTTCCAGCACCATCTGAACCAAAAGCATCCATAGCAATCGTTGTATCTCCAACTGCGTGAACACCATTCACTAAAACTGATCCTGTTTCATTCCCTCTAGCATCTTCTATTTCTGGTGGGATAATAGTAAAGTTTTCTTTACCACCTCTTTGCTTAACAATAAAAGCCATCAAATCACCATAAACATCACTTCGTTTTGCAGTTATAATTTGTACTGTAAAACCCCATCGTTGATTGTCTATTTGTCTTGCAAGTTTTTTACCACTATCACTTTTAGATATAATAGTTGTTTGATTTGACTTTATTCCTAAAGTTCCAAATTTTGCTGTTGATATAGGAAATGCACCACTCATTAGATTAAGTTTTTAACTCCTCTCTCGTTGACAGCTTGATTAATAATTTGTGTTATTGTTCCACGATTTTGTACTAACATTTGATCGAATCCTCTAGCATCTAAAGTTGTGATGTTAAAATTAACATTGGTACTTCCACCACCACCTGTACCTCTAGCATTTTGTGTAATTTGTCCTGTTTGATTAGGTACAAATAATTCTGGTCCACGTTCTCCTACAACAACTGGCTTACCTTTTGATACAGCACCACCACTAGCAAAACCACCAAATAATTTAGATAATCCAAAATTTATTAAAGAACTTCCTATACCACGACCACTTAACATCATTTGTTGTCTTAAAGCAGAATTTTGTTGATGAATTAAATCTAATTTTCTTTTTTCAAATATTTCAGAAGCTTTATCTAAAGCTTTTTCAATTTGTTTTAATGCAATTCTTTCAATAGTCTTTGCAATAATAGATATTAAAATTTGTTGTGCTAATTGTTTCATTGTTGCATTTAATTCTTTTCCAAGCACAATAGTTTCAGCAATAGATTTTGAAAAACTTGCAACACTACTTTTAATTATTCCTGTAACTTCTTTTGAAATACTAAACCCTTTATTTATTTTTTTAACTCCCTCTGTTACTTCTTCTAATATTGTTTTTGTTTTAGTAAGTTGAATATTAATTTCTTTTGTTGAATCTTCAACTTTTTTCATTTGTTCAACAACTTCAATTTCTTTGCCAAATAGTTTTAATAAACTATGATATTGTCGTCTTAAAAATCCTACTGCTTTTCCTACACCTCTTACTGCTGCTGCAAAACCTTTAACAGCAAGTGTTAATACTTTACCAATAGCATTGGCAATCGCTTCAAAATCTTCAGAGTTTTCTTCTATAAATACGTTTAAATCTTTAAATGATTTTTTAAGTTCATCAAAAAACTCTGCTCCAGCTACATTCTTTTTAAAGTTAAAAAGTTTATCGCCCAACATTGATAATGTACCAGTAAATGTAGTAGATAATTCTTTTGTTGCTCCACCAAATCTTCCACCTTTACCAAATACTTTTTCAAATGCTTTAACTGTTTCTTCGGCTGATATAGTTGCACCAGCTTTAAAACCAAGCATATCTCTAACACCTTTTTCTCTAAAGATGTCGGCTGCTGCTATACCACCAGCAAATGACCTTTGGATTTGTTCGGCTGCTACATTAAAATCTATTCCTGTAACTGCTGCTACGTTACCTGTGATTTCTAATATTTTTGAAAGTCTATCAGCATCTCCAGCGACAACTGCTAGATTACCTGATGCTGCTTGAATCTGCTCTAGT